AATCTGTAGGCCCTTGTGGGTAGGGATCGGGAACGGAGGAGGTGGTGCACCCACAGGGCCAACTGTCGCACGATTCCCCGCTGGCTCCGTATGGAGAGTTAGGCGGCGTACAGGTCCATCTTTCCGGGCTCTGCTCCTCTTGTGCGGCATGGCTCATGTTGTAGCCGATGTTGTAGCCGAGGTGTAGGGTAATACTTAAGCTACACCTCGTTAATGTTTTACAGATGCGGAGGCGCGTTATCCGAAGAAGACGCCCCTTCAGACGGGCCCGCCGACCAATTAGACGGCGTAGACTCAGGGGGAGGAGACGACCACGCAGAGCTGGCGTGCAACATTATCGATTTATGTACCCTGACCATATCACTATCACGAAGAACACGTCAGCCGGACTCGCAGTCCAGTTCATGCTGTCCCAGTTTGTCAAAAACCCCGCCTGTGACTACTATCGATTGAACGCGGCAGTGGTCAAGGTCATCCCACAACAAACATCTGCCTTCCCGGGGACAGGTGGGGACAACACCCGCATATGGACCTGTGTTGACTACGATGACAACGTGACCCCGAAGAACCGCCTTGAGTTCCAGAATCAACAAGGGGTGCGTGTGCATCGTGGTGACCGAGGGTTCACGTGTAAACTCAGGCCAAAGCCAATGCTCCTGACCCAGGCAACTGATCAGAATCCAGCCGCAACCTTCATGACAGGCAGGAGGCGGGGACACTGGCTGAACAGCGCTAACGCTAATGTATCCCATCACGGGCTTAAGGTGTGGTTTGAAGGCCCTGTCAATGGCCCAATCACTTATAATATTCTTGTAAAGACTTATTGGTCTTTCATGAAACCCATTGTGCCACCCCCCGTGAAACCTAACCAGACCGGGTGTCTGCAGATGCTAACCATGCAGTCTTATCAGAATTCCCAGGACCAGGCCTCTAATGTTAAGAGCCCATCATCTAACTGTAATGTGTTGTTTCATGCACATACTCAAGGCAAAGACGGTGAATAAAGTTTCAGAAGTTTATTGGGTGTGGCGAATCAGTTCTTTCAGCAAATGCATCATTGACATACACCAGATATACATTGATCCTTCTGAACAAAGCAGGTACATCAAACTTATACCAATCCTCTACATGTTTATTGGAGGTGATATAAATCTGCTTGCTTACAAAGGGCTTAAAGCCCCCCTTAATAGGCACTCTATGTGGGTATCTGTCACATATTCTCAGGAGCTCATCACATTTCAACCATCCATAATAATCATCTAATATAACATCATCTTGACCGGTGTATCCGTCCCACCACTCCCCGTTTGGTTTATAGTATGGGCTGGTACATTTCTCTGCTGCGTAGCGGGATTTGCCGCACCCTGGTGGACCCACGAGGACGGTAACCGTTGTCTTCCATTCCCGCTTGGCGCCCAGGTTCATGATGTCACAGAAGGCAGCCAATCCCCGGTGGTATCTGATGAATTGGGAGGGGCTTGCCACAGCCACAGCCGCCATGTCCCCGTTGTTCTCTTTTAAGTCAGCGGCAATCTGGTCGAGGTCAGTCCGGTGTCCTTGCTGCATGGGTTGTCCATACTCAAAGAACCGTCCATCTTTCCGACAGTACCGCTGGTTATCGAGGTCAGTACCCCGTGCGACTTCAATGTGTGCTCGGCTTGATATTAACTGTTTAACCTTCTTAAATCTGTGCTTCTTCTTGAAATTAACAAACCCCTGAATATGCTCCGTTCCCGAGGCCCCTTTCTCTATGGCGAATATTATATATCCCACCATTCCGCTAGCGCCAAGGTTATGACAGCTTTCCAGCTCTCCTGGACTCGGGTTATTGACAGTAAATGTATACCGCTTACGAGGCACTTGAGCCGCTGTTCTCTTGTCCATCGCCGCTCCACAGTACGCTGAGCTCTTCTTGCAACGCGAGCAGCTCTTCGGCGGTAGGCACTAATCCCGACACGGGCACTTGTGCTGCAAGGATAGCCTGTCGGTGACGAGCCTGGCTCTTGTGGGCCTGCACCATCCAGTTGTGGCACCCCTTCGGGACAATCTGTAGGCCCTTGTGGGTAGGGATCGGGAACGGAGGAGGTGGTGCACCCACAGGGCCAACTGTCGCACGATTCCCCGCTGGCTCCGTA